ACCATTTGCAGGGTCTCCAGCAAGTCCGGCGGGACTTCTTCATCCACGGCCAGCCCCTGCGAGATGTCCAGCTCCTTTGCCAGCTCGTCTGCCTTGATAAAAATGCTGTTTGCCATTTTTTGTCCTTTCCTTGTCGGTTTCATTTCGGTGCCGCTTCATCCTCGCTGACTTCCGGCAGGCATCCCCCCTTTGCGGTGCTGTGCCGTCCCCTTACGGAGCGCTCGCTTCCTTTCGAAAGGTCTTGGCGGTTTGGGTCAGTTTGGCGGTCATTCAATTTTACTAAGCATTTTTGCTTATCTTTTTTGTATCCTCATTATACTAAACACATTCCGTTAAGTCAAGAGATTTTCGGGCAAAATCTTAAACTTTTTTGTTTATTTTCTATTGCACCTCCTGTTTTTCTGTGCTATACTGGGTTCAACAAATATGTTTAAGTCAGGAGGCAATCGCATGGCAGTCGGTGACCGCATCAAACGTGCCCGCAACTTCCGTGGTATGACCCAAAAGGAATTGGGCATTGCCATCGGGTTTGATGAGAAGAGCGCAGACATCCGTATCGCGCAATACGAAAGCAACACCCGCACTCCTAAAGAAGAGTTGCTCCGCAAGATTGCGGAGGTGCTGGACGTGAACTACCGTTCCCTCTATGAGCCGACCCTGTACGCCGCAGAGGATGTGATGTACACCCTGTTCGAGCTGGACGAGCACTATTCTGGCACCTGGCTGTATGAGGTCACAGACACCACCGACCCAGATTTCCCGGAAAAGCACATGGCGGTCAGCTTCCGTTATCGTCTGCTGGATGATTTCCTGAAGGAGTGGCAGCTCCGCAAGAAGCAGCTCCGGGAGCGTGAGATCACCAAGGAAGAGTATCAGGAATGGAAGCTCAACTGGCCCCAGACCGCCGATGGCTGCGGCCGATACGAGCCGAAGAAAAAGTGGCGTAAAGAATAAAAGACACAAAAATGCCCTCTGAAAAACTTACCGTTTCTCAGAGGGCATTCTCATGTCTCTCTTTATGAATAATCGCCTGATAGTATCAAAGCAGTATCACAGAGCCTTTTGACTCTCAAAATATTGCATTGCATCAATACTTTTCAGGTTTTGAAGATTACTCGAGCTCGATTCCGGAAAGTAGGTTTTTGGTTATACCAAGTCCATTTTTCCGGTTTTGGCGTGCATAAATTCCGTTGCTTCCATTGTGTGTTTTTGAGTGCACAATGGATTGCTGTCAAATTGATGTCACGGGTCTTTGGCTATCTATCAAGTGGTTCATTCAGGTGTTAGATACATTATTATAATACACCTGTTTGCAAGAAGCGTCAATGGGCATAGAAAAAGGGGGCAGCTTTACGCTGTCCCCTCTCTCACTCGCCGTCTTTCCTTTGGTCTGCCACAGGCTTCTCAAAGCCAGTTCGGTTTCGCACACGCGGTTCAGGATTTGGCTCCCGAACCAATATCTCAGTTGGGCTACAGTCTAGTGCTTCGCAAATGAGGTCTAAGTGATTCAGATTCATTCGTTCGGCGATTTCGTTGTAGTAATCGCTGATCGTAGTGGGGCGAATACCCGTGGCGCGTGCCAGATCTGCTTGCGTCCATTTCAGCTCGCCTAGCCTCTTGGACAGTAAAATTCTAATCATATTCTCGCTCGCTCCTTACAATAAAAGATAACTTTTTCCACTGGAAAAGTCAGGAAAATGTTAGATTATCACGAATCTTGTTATTTTTTATCGTAAAAAAGCAAAAAAACACCCCCGTCACCCACTTCGACTTATAGTCTGATGGGTAACGGGGGTGTAATCATTTGCTCCGAGTATTCAGGTCGGCAAGCTGGCGTTGGTCGGATTCCCTATATCGCTCATCCACACCTTCCAGATGTGCAAGGCTTCTTTTCAGTTCTCCATTCCAATAAATCTGACCCGTTTCGGTCTCCATTCGCTCAATGCCGGCACAAATGCAGGATAGCAGGTCAAATGTAGCCTTTCGGCTGTCCATCTGCAAAATATACCGTTCTCGGCGCTGTTCATCGTCCTTTTCGCGTTTCTTTGCGGCACGATCAGCAGCTCCCTTAATAAGGATTTGATTCACAGCAAAACTAATCGCTCCACCCAGAAGTGTTCCAAGAAAAGCAACTACCGCTAAAAGCCACGCCGGAACGGCGACAGTGACTGTTTCAGCTGTCCCTGCAAGCACCTACATCCTCCTTTCAGTCCTCCGGCTGTGTCAGCAATTCGATCCATCTCGTTACAGGAAGACGATCCAAGAGCCAATCCACAAGCCGCTTAAGCATTCTTCAGCACCTCCAGCCCAGACTTTGCAGCGTTAAACGATGTCTGGACTGCTTTGCGAATCAAGTCGTCCGTCACAAGGAAGCGAATCGGTGCAGGCACCTTTTCGCGCAGCCAAGACACAACAACCGCAAGGCGTGCCTCGCCCAGTTTGGTACCAACGAACTCCTTCTCCGCTTTGGAGATAGCATCGATTGCCCACTCGATCAGAAGCGCCTTATAGCCGAAGCGAATCGCCACGACGGACAGAACTGCCATAATCAGAATCACGATACAGGCGGTAACAATATTCATAACGCTCATAGATTATAACCCCTTTCTCTCAAAGCTGCTTAGCGAGAGCCACCTTTGTCTTTGCTCCAGCAATGCCATCAACTGTCAGACCGTGAGCACTCTGGAACTCCTTGACCGTTTTTTCGGTATTCGCCCCGAAGATACCGTCCTTGTCGATTCCCAGTGCGCCCTGCAACACCGAATTGTACAAGCGCTGCGGGAAGCCGCTGGTGGACTTTTTCAGGTTGCTGGGTCCGAAAAGTTCTGCGACCCAGTTGGACGTGTATGCAGTAGAGCCTGCCACATTCGGGATGCCTGCGTACTGATGCACCGATACATACCCAGTAGAAATATCGTTGATGCGAATTTCCCAATGCAGGTGACTTCCGGTGCTGTGGCCGGTGCTGCCCTCAACACCAATCAGATCTCCCGGTTTCAGCTTCTGCCCGACGGCCACGTTGATTTTGGACAGATGCCCAAAATACATATAGTAGGCAGTGCTGCCGATACGAACCACAACACGCTGGCCAAAGCCTTTCTTCGGAAGCGTTGCACACTCCCATCCAGCACGAATAACCGTACCGTAAACCGGGCAATAGATGCTTTTGTCTCCAATGCCCACGAGATCATATCCTTGGTGATATGTACCGTTTGCTCGCAGGTTTCGGTATGCCTGCGACACTCTGAAAGTGCCCTTATACGGAGAAATCAAAAAATCCACCTCTATTCCAAACAAAAAAGCCGCGCTGACCATCAGCACGGCTTCTCTCAACACTTTATAGCATCGTATTCGGCTTGCAGGATTGCTCTCTGCTCACCATAATTTTCAGGCTCTTCTCCTGTTTCAGCTGAAATGTCCTCCCAGCAATCCAGAAGATGAACCGCCGATGCTAACAGAACTTCGAGCTTTTGTTCTCGGCTCAAATAAAAGCACCTTCCATCAGGATTCCTTCGGTCGCGGACCGCAGATACGCAAGGCCTGCGCCTTGGTCAACTCGCCCTCGTCAACCTTTTCCCACACGCCTGCAGCGGTGATCTTCTTCATGCGGTACATAGTGCGATAAAACTGTTCCTTGCCCATTACAGCTCACCTCCCATAAACAGAGTTTCCAGCACGCTCACACGCTCTTCCAGAGAGGGCGCAGCTTCATCAGCGGTCGTCCATGCTTCTGCATAGACCCACCAATCATCAGCCGCCGCCGTGATGCTTTCCACGGTTTCCTCTGCATAATCGGAACCCAACTTGCAAAGAGCCGTGGTGCACTCCCACGAAGTACCGCCCTGCTCTCCTTCGGGAGCCTCGGTTCGTACCTCATGAGCGTCCTTACGCAGGTACAGCCAAGCCGTACCGTCCGGCAGTTTTTCCAGCGTTACCGCCTGCGGATTATGGTCAAGATTCTCGGTAAAAATCATGCTGCTATCCTCACTTTCTTCATTGCATTTCTTTGTGTCGTTACGCGGATTGCTACTTTTGCGGCCGTGAACAGCTTTTTCTGTTTTAGGGCTTCGCTGATTGCACGAGATTTTGTCCAGTCAAAATAGCCGTTATAGCTAACCAGCTTGTATGACCGCCAGACCGGCACATATCCATTTCGTGAAACATCAGCCTTGGCTCGAATGTACTGCCGCCGAGCCCTCAGAAAAATTCTGGGGCGTATCGTGGTGTAGGTACGGTGCATCACATAGCCAGCCATATCCAAACCCGGGCATCCTTTTGCCGCTCCCGTTAGGTGTCTGCGTTGATGCTCTTCAGCGGCGCTAAGGAAGTCCACACGAACCCACTCGTTTTTTATTGTCAATCCCAGTTCGGTCAGCGCCCACTTAGTCAATTTTCGGGCTGCACTCTGTATGTCAGCCCATCGTCGGCCAAACAAAACAAGGTCATCCATATAACTACCGCTGCGGATCACGAATCGCGTGGATGCTCCACGGCGAATCTTTGCATAACTCATGACCTTGACCAGCATATAGCTGGCAACAAGGTTAAAAAGCCACGCTTCAAGATAGCCGCCGATAAGCAATCCCTCACCCGGAGCCATTGCTAAAAGACATTTGACAACAGCCAGAAGCCATGTTGCTCCCGGGATTTCTTTCTGCAGGATCTTCATCACAAGTTCCTGTTTTGTGTGGGCGTATGCCCCCTGCACATCCAGCTTTATTGCATACTGTATGCCAAGACTTTTTCTGCGAAGCCAACGCTCGACTTGACGCTTCAAAGCGATTTGTCCCTTGCCGGGAATACTGGCAAATTGATACGGCAACAGTTTTGCCTGAAGCAACGGGCGAAGTCCAAGTACCGCCAAATGCCCAAAAGCTTGGTGCATTGGACAGCAGTTAGACAGTTCCCGCCGTTTCATGCTGATTCCATCAATTCTGTAGAACACGCTCACAGGGTCAAGATCAAGGTCGTCTGTTTCTCCGTCCAACAAATCTTCTATCCGTTGCTCCATTTCAAGAGCAATCCCATTTACGGCTTCTAAACGCGGGTTCCAGTCGTTTACGCGGGCGGCGCTCGATAGTTGTGCACGGCTTACACCTCCATATTTTTCCACCGTAGCGAGGTAATCCCGGCGGAACCATTTCTTATCAAAAGCTTCAAGGACAGCACGCTCGCACATTTCATGATTGAGCGACAAGTACCTCTTTGTTTTCATATCCTTAAAGCCTCCAAACTTGCTGATGTTCAACGGATTTCGGTTGCCGCTTCAGGCCTTAAATCAGGCAAAACGGATTTCTACTACTCACCGCCACGCAGTCCCAAAAACTGCGGCCACGCTCTCACCAATGCGTCCGTATATCTCGAAACGCTCAGCTGCATGGTGTCGGTATAACATGATCTTAGTGGTCAAGCCACAGGCGCAATGAAACGCTTATGCCCTTTTGAGGGCTATTTATCATCAGCATTCCGGGGCACGCCGTTCCAGTTCGAGTTCGCCGGGGAATTGTTGCCATTCGCGCAAGGCAGGCCGCAGTTAGCACCGTCATCAAGGTTGCCACCGCGCCACGGGGCGTACAGGCCAGCCGAACTGGGCGAATTAAACGCAGCCACACGCCGCTTCATTGCTCCATAAAATAATCGGCTTGCGCCGATGGTAAACCATCGGCGCAAGCTGGGAAACGTGAACGGGGATTAGGGGGTTACACCCCCTCTATGTGCCTACGGCACATATTCACCCTCTCTTTTTGCCCGAGCCAGCAAGCCGGGGCAAACCGTGCCAGGACGAGGACGCCGGGGAAACGAGGCCATACGCGCAAGGCAGGCCGCAGTAAGCACCGTCAACAAGGAGGCCACCGCGCCACGGGGCGTACAGGCCAGCCGAACCGGGCGAAAGAAACGCAGCCCGTACATAGGTGGAGCCGGAGCCACCGAACTTTTCATACATCATAGCTTCGGTGCCCAGTTTTCCCAGCTTGCGGATGTAGTGCCACGTCCAGTTTGCCTTGTCGTTCAGGTCGAAGGAACCGACCTGCTCGTAGTCGCTGGAAATAGAGCCGACCTGCTTCTCACCGCTGCGGCAGGCGAACACATCGTAGTGCCAGTGGTCATCGTCCACGATGCTGGCTTTCCACAGAGGGTCAAGCTGTTCCGTATAAGCGCCAATCTGCATCTCGATGCCGGCCACACGGTACGGATATTTGCCGTTTGTCAGGTTGCCCCGGCATCCATCGCTGTGACCCTGCACGCCCTCTGTTGTGCCAGACTTCCACGGCATGGTAGATACCATCATGGTGGTCGTGGTATCAATGGGAGTGTCGATCAGCAGATTCAGCGCCGTATATTCCGTATCGTTCACGGTCACATTGGTAATGCTGGAAATCTCAGCCCACGAAAGGATATCGTGGTTGTATGCCGCATTACGGTCATTGTTGGTATTTGCGCCGCGCTCGCCAAGGCATACAGCGGAGCCGACAAGGAAATTTGCGCCCTGTGCCTTTGTCACCAGCACGCGCTTTACGCCGGTTTCTGCCGCCGCCAGTGTGTACTGATAATTATAGTTAGTGCAACCCTCCAGCTTGCCGCTGTTGCTCATCGTCCAATGCCGGACGCGCCACTGAGCAAGAACATACTGCTGGTCACAGTCCGTCCACAGTGCATCATAAGCGGTAATCTTGCGAGCCATAGGAACAGCCGAATTGGCACTTGTCCACGGCATCGGAGGCAGGCCAAAGCCGCTTGTCATGCCGCCTTTGGAATTTTTTCCACCAAAGCACGCCGGGTGCCATGTCAGCCAGCGGCGGCTCTTATCCGGGGCTACATCCCCAGCCATAGGTTCATAACCGCCACCGGAGAAGGTGCGCCAGCTGTTATAGATGTAGGCGCCATCCTCCCACTCCTTCAGCATCAAGGACAGAGCGAAGCAGTAAACGGGTGCGGTTTCGCCGGAAAGGTCAAACCCGGTTTCACCCTCAACTGCCAGCACGTTCATGGTGCCATCTTCCAAGGACAGCGCATTGGCGCGAATGTACCATGTGAAAGGATCCTCTTCCGACCAGTCTGCGGTTTCCGGGCTGGTGTCAGTCAGAAGCGGAGCCGCTTCACGCCCGTCTGCCAGATCATCCAGCGGGGTGCCGGTGTAATCACCACTCACATCATCACTGTAGAAGCGAACGGTGTAGGTTTTGCTGTGAGCGCTCTCTGCGAGCATTTTCGCAAAGCGTTCCAGACGCTGATACTTCGTCACGCCATCACCGGCAGACAGCGGCCACCAGCTCCAGAAGATCTCTGTGGTATTTTTGCCATCCAGCAGACCGCGGAATGTTGCATCCACGAATTCTGCGCCGGCAGTACCGGCAGCAATGCCTGCCAAAATGTCATTTTGGCGTTTCATCTGAGCGGCCAGTTCCAGACCGGTTTCATCGCTCATAGGATGATTGATAAGTTCCCATGTGTCACCCATTTCTTATACCCCCTTTTAGGTGCTTTTCTTGATGAAAAACGACAGCCGGCCGCTCTCGTCCGGGCCAAGTGCATAGCTTGCAGAAGCAGCGCTTGCCGCAGCCTGCTGGGCCGCAGCTGTCGTCTTGTTCAGCAGATCCTTCGATGTCTCGGCAGCGGCCTTGCTGGTCTCTGCACTATCTTTCGCCGCATCCGCAACAGCTTTTGTCTGACTATACAGTTCATCCAATTTTGCTGCTGATTTTCTGCGAGCGATTGCGTAGGTCAAAATATCAATCATACGCCACCATCCTTACATCGGGTAGAACTTCCCGGTAGAATCGGCTATGTAGATATTGCCTGTGTGGATAACCAGTGCTTGCGCCCCCATCGGTGCAGATTTGATATTCTGCAGGTCTGCTTCATCGTCGCAGTAGTACACCGTGGCCGGCTGGGCTGCGGTGCCATACTGCTGCATAACTTTGAACATAGAAACTCCTTTCCAGATTATAGCCATGCAACATCTGTAAATCTGATTTTTGTTAGAAAATCACGGAATCCGTGATTTTAACTGCTCCTGCGGACAAAAAAGGAGAAACGGCCATCGGCATCCGGTCCGAATGCAAAATTGATAGATGCCGCCGATCCCGCCACCTGATTGGCAATGTCCGCTGTCCGGTTCATGTAGTTCAGCGCATTTCCTTCGGATGTTCGAGCGTCTGCCGCGCTATCCCTCGATGCACGCTCGCTTGCCGCCGCAGAAGACGCATTTTCCGTGGAGATTCTTTCGGACTTACTGGCCGCGATTGCGCTGGCATTCGCGGCAGATGCACTCTGCGCTGCGGCCTGCTCTGAAGCGCTGGTATTGGCTACCAGCCGCTTGATTTCTTCGACGTTTTTCAGAATTGCATCTGCCACATCATCGCGGATCGCGTAAAGCAACCGCCATTCATCAGCTCCATCCAAAACGTACTGCGCTGCCATTTCGATGCAGTATGCCTGACTGGCCGGCTTTGCGAATTTCTTGACCTTGTACGATGAACCTGTGCTTTTGCTCGTAGGCAGTCCTTTGACATCTTCCATCGTGTCCACATAGAATGAGTACCACGCTTCGGTCTCAGTTTCCAGCAGGGTACTTGCAATCAGAATCGCCATATATTCTCCTTTCAGCTGATTCCGTTTTCATCAGCGAATTTCAGAAGGGCTGCTCTTTCGATTTCAAGAAACTCTTCATAGTCAGCGGCAGGAAGTATCTCGAGCGCGTCAGCCTCGGACAGTGCGGCCTTGATAGGAAGGCAATCCCCTATTTCGATGTACCGCCGGTTGTGATAGTACGCGCTTGCAAGCACACGGGCTTTATGAGCCCAGCAGATGCCCGTAAAGCGTTTATTGGCTGTTCCGTACATCTCGTAGTTCAAGCCAGAACACCAACCACAGCCAGCAGATACAGGGCAGTCAATGCACTTCTGCTCAGACTGCGATGTGAGGGTGATGGCATCGAGCTCTGCTTTTGCCCTGCGCTGAGCATCTGTGGTGTACAGACCGTCATAGACGCTGCCGAAACGAACTTTCTTCGACTTTTCCTCACCAATACTGATAGGTGCATACCGGATGCAGGGGTACGCAGATCCATCAGGAGCAAATGACATCATCGCTCCCGTTCCACCGCAAAAATTGGTGTCGCTTGTGGTTTTACCACCGAGGATGCTATCTAACATGGTGATGGAAACATCAAGCTGCTTGGAAACGATGTGGTCAGAAACAGTCTTCATCTGCTCATACAAGGTCCGACCGTCTGCAGGCGTGTAAACAGGCTCGTATGCGTAGTTGCACGCAATATCGGTACACCCTTCGTCCAGCATCATCTTGATGCTGTCTGCGATATACCGGAAAGATCCCGGCACAAAGGTCATCTTTGAGTTTAGCCAGCCAAATCTGTGCTTCGCATCCTGAAATGCGCTCCATGCCAGAGAAAAACTACCGACTCCGTGCTCGTCCACTCTGTACTTATTGTGCAGCTCTTGAACGCCATCAATGCTGATGGTCACAGACATCATTTCGTGGTACTTGTCAAAAAGGTGCCGCGCTTCAGGGCTGAACCAGAGCTTTCCATTCGTAGCAAAGGATATTCTGGTAAATGGCGCCAGAGGAATTTTGCGCCGCCAGCATTCCGCAAACCAATAATCACAGATTTTTTCAATCAAGGACGCTTCCAGCAGGGGTTCACCACCGATGAAATCAAGGACAACAGCTCTGGTGTTGCGGTTGATGAAGTCGGAGTCGCCCTGTTCATACAGATCAAGCAGATAGTCCACGATCTTTCGACCCGTTTCGATACTCATGTGCTCAGCGCCTTTGTGGTGCTCATAGCAATATGAACACCGCAGATTGCACCCGCTTGTTACTTGAAAGGTGATATTTCTGCAGAGCGCGTGATTTACAGAAATATCATCGCCCGCGTATAACCGTTGTACCATGTTGGAGTAGTCTTCGTGTCTTTTACGGGTCAAGGAGATGTACCTCCCCTCGGGCAATATCGAACCAGAATCTTTTAATTTCATCCTCATGCTCCGTATAACGAGAAATAATCTTATCCTGCACCATTTTGAGCTTCATCTGAGATGCGCGGCACGGTTCCGCATAGTGCATGATGATGTCCTTGGCGTCGGCACTTGCTTCCGCATTCAGATGCCGGCCAAGGACGGAAATAAGCCTCTCGTAGGAGTCCGCTTCATAGAAAGCCCGTTCCAAGGTTTCGCTTTCTTCTGGTTTCAACGCGATAACTTTCACAGTTTGCTCCTTTCTCAGCAAGCGTCCATCTTGGGAAGTCTTTCCACAATCTGCGTGTAACGTGCGCGGATCTTGTTCATCGTTCCAAGCGCAGAAGTTAGTGCGCGAAGATTGTTGTTGAAGTCCAAGCGCAAGTAGTCAGTAAGCGTGCGGAGGACGTACCACATAGCAAAGATATCCGCATCCTCGGAGCAGACATATTCCCCGGTGCTCCGCAGCGTATCTCCGCATTTTAGCTGCTTTGTGACAGGATTTGCAGCAAAGTTGAACGTTCGCGCCGCCAGACCGAGCGCCAGCAGATTTTTGCGCTCATTGGACGCATTGTCAATTTTGCAAGCTTCCAGTGCCGAATCCACAACCGTAAGGCAGTAGATGAACCAACTGTCAAAATCGGTAGCATCAAGAGCGCAAAGAGTGCCAGCATAGCCAAGGCACCAGAACAGGCTGTCTTCACCGCTCGGAGCAGAAGCAAGAAGCTCATTCCAATCTGTCACTTCTACGTTTTCCTGCTGGAGAACCTTCAAGATTGGCAGGTTTCTGAGATATGATACCTCCGCCTCAGAGTCAGCATTATGTGCGAAATGAAGAACGGCTTCCATTTACTATTCCCCCTATCCTTAATTCTTGGACCAAAGAAAGCCAGAGCAACTAGTACAACCTCCGCTGCATGTACCCTCGCAGTTATCTGCGCAGGTGGCAGTGCAGCTGGTACAAGCGGTGTCGCAGGCAGTTTTACAATACTCCCCGCAAGTTGTTCCGCAGGTGTTATTGCAAGTGTTATTGCAAGATTTGCCACAACTAAGAACGCATGAAAGCTGGCACGTTCCACCGCAGTCTTTTGCACAGTTTGACTTGCAAGATGATACGCACTGGGACGAGCAGTCATCTTTGCAATTCTCGCTGCATCCGCCTTCGCATGTGCTAGAACACCCATCGCAACTCCCGTCGCATCCTCCAGAACATGACCCAGAACACCCTCCGGAGCAATTGTTTGCACAGTTTTTGGTACAAGTTGTATTGCATCCACCTGTGCAGGAACCAGTGCAGGTACTTGTACAAGTGCTTGTACAAGTACCCGTGCAGCTCCCTGCACAGTCATTGGCGCACGATTGTGTACAGGTTCCTGTGCAGGTGCCAGTGCAAGACCCTGTGCAGGTTCCTGTGCAGGTGCTGGCACAATCATTGGCGCACGACTTAGTGCAAGACCCGGTGCAGGTTCCTGTGCAAGTACTCACGCAAGAGCCGGTGCAAGAACCAGTGCAATCATCGGCACAGCTTTTTGTGCACGAGCCGGTACAACCGCCCGTACATGAACCGGTACAGCTGGAGCAGGCAGAATAACAGCCGGTAGTACAAAGCCCTGAGCAGGCACCAGCGCATCCGCTGGATGCCGATGTTTCTGGGATCGCACTAAGCTGGCTGAGAACCACAGCGGCCTGTGTCAAAATATCTGCTGCAACTTTGCTCCCGCTTGCCGGGGTGATGGAACTTCCTGTGATAGCTGAAAGCGGCTGTGTGATTTTCTGGATGTGCTCATTGATGATCTGCCGCCCAGTTCCCGGCGATGTCGTATAGGCCTGTATGTATGCAGACATACTTCCAACGCTCTGTCCTTGGGCTGTGCCCTCACTTTTTCCGCGACGATTAAGTTCAGCATCCAGCTGTTTTTTAAGTTCTGTGTAGTCGGCCGAGTAAACCTTTGTGCTTCTTTGAGCCATCACACACCACCTACTCTCACCTTCACAAGCCGCAGATCCGTTCGGTTATCGCCCTCGCAGGCGTATCCCACAATTTTGTTTGCCGGGTACGATTCGCACGAGCCAACCGCACGACCAACGCCGGGCGTGCTGGACAGAACGATGTAATCGCCCGTATGGACAGGTCCAACCACTTTCGTGTGAACACGTCCTGCTAAGGACACCGGAATAAAATCGGGCAGGTTTTCCTCAAGGAAATCCTGCCCTTCAGCTACTTTATTTCCGCCAATGAGCATAGCGTACTCATCCGTGTGAATTCCTGCGATACGGCCAGATAGGTTCGTGGCCTTGATATACCGTTCCGTCTGGCTCCCAGTATCCAGAGCGATAATATCACCGGGTTCGGTCTGCTCGCCACGCGGCATGAGCTCCGCATAGTCGTTGTAAACCGCATCGTAGACACGCTGCGCGGAAATATCACCCGACGCTGCCAAAGACTTAAAGTGTGCATCACCTGCGGATGTCACATAATGTACCGTGCCGTTTGCAAAATATACCGTTCCGGTGAAAGTGCCGCCCGCATTGCGCATTGCGCCAAGGTTTTTGCAGGCATCAGCGGCGGTGCCAGAACCCGTACCGCCGCGTTCAATCGGAAGGTTTCCGCTTGTGATCTGGCTTGCCGAATGCTCATGCGTAGATGGTGCGAAAGCATTCGCGTGCTTACCATCAACCGTATCAGCATCGCAACCTTTCATCAGCCCGTATGCTGCCAGCAGGGACACAATCTGCTTCGCCGTAAAATCGCTCTTAGGCATTGCGCTGTTTGCCGTCCTCTTGACAGTAGACAGGTCAGAAATAGCCTGATTCAGCAAGGCACTCAAAATATACGTGACCATGTTGAACTGCTGGCTTGTCGGTTTTCCGTTCAGACCACCGACAATAGAAGCCCAGCCGCCTTTCCAATCCTCCAACGAAATGTCTTGCTTCACGCCAGACATAGAAAACGCCGCAGTTGCATAATCTTCAAGCGCCCCGGCGCGACCTTCTGCCATAATAAATCACCCCCAGTTAATTGATGGACTGTGCAAACTTTCCTTCGCCGAAACCTGCAACTCGCGGATTGAGATCCACAAAGCCAAAAGTTTCCGCATCCTCTGTCGAGCAGTCCACGCGAACCTTTACGCCCGCAGGACGCACAATAAGGTCATGCGTTCCTAGAATAGACATAACCATATCGGAAAACGGTGCTGAAATTGAAAGGAAGATCGTTGCCGGCGTGTCTCGTCGTTCGCTATAAACCACCTGTGTTGCACCGAAAATAATTTGGGTTGCTTCGATGATTTCATCCGGAGTGCAGCGGCAGGAATTGACAAAAGCCTTATACTTCAGGCAAACGCGATAAATATCATCATCGTCTGCAAGTTCTCGGCTTCCAATCATCGCTCCAGCCTGCTGACGGGTCAGACAGACTAGTTGTCCAAGCCGATCAAGCCAAACGCCTGTGCAGCTATCAAAATCGTTCAGATTTTCCAGCCCCCCAAGGAACAAAGAGGCATTCTCGTACTCCGGCGCAACAGCCCAAATGATGCCGTCCAAATTTGACATTTTTTCAACGCTGAGAGGCATTTCTTTTAGGACTTCATAACCCATTAGGACACCCCCTTGCTGGAGAACTGTAAAATCCATTTTCCGTCCGAGTTCTTTCGATAGATTGCAGGCGGGGCAATAATTCTGGCGATGCTCCCCATCTCACAATCTTCAGGTAGGTCCTTCAGATCATCTACGGTGTCGCAGATATAATCACCCAGTTTGCTTTCTTCAAAGGATTCCAGCTGAAACTGCATTGGCAGCTTACCATACATTTCCTTGTAAGCGTCAATCATGCTTTCACCACCCGGATGCCGCTCATGCTAATGATGGGCTGCTGATTGATTTGAACTGGTACTATGCCGGTCAGCATAGAGCTATCGACAACCGTCTCAATTTCAGGCTTTTCGCTCAGCAAGCCCCGGATTTCGATATAATCAACACCGGACACGTTCTCCATAATGGGACGAATGAATTTTTGCAAACGAATCGTTGCACCCGCCGAAAGATTCTCCTCCATCAGCAAAGATTTGATTCTCGCTGCATAATCATCGTCCAGTCCGCCAGAACTTGTAACCGTAATAGAAAGCAGTAGATAAACGTCATTCACGCGAGTGAATTCCAAATACTGCCGATTGCCGTTGACATCGGTAGCGTAAGCATAATGCTTTCCGTATGCACGGATGCCACCCGCCTTGTTCTTCCAGATGATATTGGCCACGTCTTCGTCAGTGCCGCCCTGAACCACAATTTCAATGCTGTGCGGTGGTCTGCCCGCCGCATCGGTCGTATCATTGTAATTTTCGTATCCAGCCGCAAAGGTCACGCCCTCCACATCGCTGTATAAAAGCGAAACGATGCTCGCAACCGTGCCGGTGCCGCGGCTTGCGACTCGGTTTGTATAACTTGTTCTGGCTTCGGCATCCGTCTGGGTCAGCCGACCCTTAATCGGCGTGATATCATTGGTGCAGGCTGTCCAACCGTCCACGGTAGTAACAATCTGTGTGATAACACCATCAGCCAGCACATAGCTACCATATTCAGCGCTTTCAAACTGGATATTGCTGGTCACTTCCGTAACCGTAATGTACTTGCACAACGTTGCCGAAAAGCTGTCAGCAGCGCCCGATGCAGTCAAAACGATCGAATGCTCTCCTTGATCGTCAGTTTCGTCCGAAACAGTGATGCCGAACTTTCCCAAGGCATCAAAGGACTGAACGGCCGCAAGCATCTGCGAGTACGCATCGTCATACGAGGACACGGTCATTTTCTTTGTGATGCTGGAACTTTCTGCATAGGTTCCAACTTCTCCACTGGTCGCATTGCGAGAAACGCCAAAATCAAACGTAAAGGTTCCTGCAATGCTTTCAATCGGACGAATCGCCAGCTTTCTCCAGTTTGCGCTGGAGATTATGGATGCGCTGACCGCCTGAAAAGTACGTTGCGGTCGGCTGCTCGACTGAATCAAAGCACCAACCGGAATGACCGTTCCCTCTTGGCCAGTACAAGAGATAAAATACTTAGTTTTGGCCTGTCCAATGCGGCTCACCCCGCCCACCTGCATCACGTTATCTAACGCAACGCCGCAGGCCGTATTGGGGAAAAGCTGCTGATATGCAGCAGCATAAGCCTCCCAGAGTTCCGCCGGGGCATCCGCAAAAATTGTAAACAGGACGTTCATCACGCTTTGTGGGTTCTCCGATGGGTCAACTCCAACCTCGTCTTTAAACCTTTTGCAGATGTCGGTGTAAATTTCATCCAGTCGGCGCATTTGAAAGCCCTTATCTGTCACTCCGTAGTCCGACATGGGACAGTTCCACCTCGCTTTCTATTTCTCCCTCAGTGGTGGTCGCAGTAAAAGACGCTCGGAGCGTTCTAGTCTTTGCATCCTTTATAAGGTTGATGGTGCCCACCCCTGTTACGCCATCAACGGCGAGGATTTGGTCTCGCAGGGCCTTCTCGATCAAGGCTCGATTCGGAGCCTTCACAAGGATTGTTTCAAAGTAAGGCGTGCCCATAGCAGTATTGAACACCCATTCTCCTTTTATCCAGCGCAGACGAATTTGCACACCCTGCCGAACGGCATCGATGATTTCAAAATCGCCGGTTTCGTTGATGAACAAATCTCCATCAGCCGCAAGCGCAAGGTCTTTCAATGCCATTACTGCGGCCCTCCTGTCAACCCGTGCACACCCGCATGAGTATGCGTATTCATCACGATGCCGCCAAGTGTCAGCGTTCCAGAAATATCCACATTGCCCTGAACCTGAACATTTCCTTTTATTTTCACATTGCCAGTCACATCAACGGTCGCTGTGGTAATTTTCACGCTTGCAGGAAGTTTCTCAACCGAAGTGCCTCCGTTTTTCGACTTAATGCTCCCGTTGGTCACCTTGATTTCCGACGCTCCCCTTTTTACAGTGACAGAGTCATCTTTCATCGTGACAACAGTATCTTTCTTCTTTAGTTCGATGCTGTCTTTCTTGACGGTGATGGTCGCAGTCGGCGCAAAAACAACTGCTGCGTCCTCACTGCCGGCACGCTTAACCTGCTCGCTAGACGATGCAGGCAAGCCCGGCAGCAAGGTTGCATTGGATAAGTCCCACTTCAAGTCTGTTCCAGAGCCGCCCTCTCCGAAAATAGCCACACATCCATCCCCGGAATGCACAGGAAATGCAAACCCGATTGTGCCGCCTGCTCCGGTAGGCATCAGGATGACCGTGCCCGAAATTTTAGGGTAGGGTACTTCCCTATCATCATCGGTCGTTACTTTCAAATCCGGCGTTAATTCAGCAGTGAAGTTTTCGGACACGTTACCGACCTTAGCAGGTGCCGAGGTGTGGATATTATCCCTCATGTACTGGTCGATGATGCTCACGACTGCATCGCGGAAGTCCTGATCCACGCTACTTCACCTCCACAAACTGCCCAACGCATTGCCAATCGTCGCCCTCCGTATCGCCGGTGAACCTGATTTTTGACGCTCGGTAGTTTCCCTTGTACTCTCTGGATTCCACTTTCACATAATCGTCAATCTGAATATGGCCATTTAGGCAATATGTAACTTCAATGCCTTTTTTGGCCTTTCTTTTGGTCGTATTAGAACTCGCGTTCTTGCTCGTTGAAGATTTGCTGCTGGTCGATGCGGATTCAAAGAAAGGCTTCGGTGAACCAATCATGCCGGAATCAGCCGAAAGGACATAAGCCGCCATCGTTAGAGGTTCATCCAGAGCACATATTTGAACGATTCCGTTTTGAACACTCCAGCGAAGCTTGCTTCTATCGCACAGCCGCCCAATAAGCGTCTTTCCTGTGCCAACAAAAGCAAAATTCTTAAAGTCGATCATTTTAGCCTTTGGAGAAAGCTTAACTTCGCACCCCATTTCTTGAGCAACATCCCTGACGATTTTTTCTCCGTTCACAACACCCGAATAACTCAGGCTCACCGTTGTATCTCGTGCGGATGTAAAGCTATCCACAAACTCAATTGTGGTCTGTCGATCCGCGCTGTTTGTTTCGGTTTCAAAACACGTCAGAGAACCGCCCATAATAACAGGTAGGTCATCGCCATATCCAGCACGCAGTTCAATCAGGCAATCTTCCTGTTCCAAAAGGCGCAAGGTTTCATCCGCCAGATTCCAAAGTGTGATTTTCCCTGTATTAGAACTTGAACTATCGCCAATTTCACAGGAAAAGGAACATCGGATAACCCTCTTCGTTTTTTCGTTAGGCTTTCCGATTTCGCGGCCAACAGAATTATTTTTCCCGATTCTTACTCGGTACTGTCTATCCCAGATGTCCATCTGTTACACTCCAAGCTGTTTTGCAGGAAGGTATAACAATTTTGCCTTTCCATCCACAAAATCATTGCGGCCAATTGTTTCCTGCTCCGTTTCAACACCAAGAACGCCCGGCGGACCTCCTTGGGTTTGATAGTAGAAATTCCAAATCGTCCCCGGCACGAGCCGCGCCATGCCGAGGATAATATTCATTTCTGCGTCATATATACTGAGCATCCAAAAGCCACCGTATGCGTTCCATGTCAGCCGGAGATTGTAGTACACTTCATCAAGGTTCACGCGCATGATGGAATCGTTTCGGTCCGGCACAGAGATTTCATAGTATTCCAAATCCATCGCCTATACCTCACTTAAACAATCCTATGGCTTTTGCCCCAGAACAAAGAATACTGCTGCGGGAAGAAGATTTTCCGCTGCTGGAAGATTTTGCTGTGGAGGTGCTCTTCTGGCTCGCGCCAGTATTCTTTTTAGACGTTCCTCCGCGAGCATACTTTATGCTGATATTGGCAGTTTCTGTCGAATTGATAGACACCTGCTTCAACTTCAGTTCAATACGCTCGCTGTTGCTTTCCTCTTTTGGAAACGTCACGCTTTCGATACAGACATTCTCATAGCTATCACCGCCGGCCGTAAAGGTCATCGGTGTTCTTTTCTCCCACAACTGCCGCAACTCCTCGACGGCACTCTGTACCCGGCTCGATGATGCCGGATGCCGGTCCGCCCATGTAATCGGCGCGTTAGAAATCACAGCTGTGACATCAAGCGTCACCGCTTCCAGACAGATGTGGTCACTGGCGCTATATCCTTCTTCCGTTGCATAGTCCGGGATCTTGCTGGACAATGTCTCCGGGCGTTTGATGATAGCATCGAACTCAAAATCTCCCAAGCGTGCGGGCTGTGTCGCTTCCATCAGGCATCACCTCCCGTAATTAAGCGCATGCGCCAAATCTTTCGTAGATTGCGAGGACTGCGAACTCACGGTAGACTGCAGTTTGGATGCGGCGTTGCGATCAGACACTTGGAACGTGTAGCTTTGTCGGTTTTCCTGTTTTACAGTGATGTTTTTGGTGTTCGTGGTTTGAGCAATCGGCCGCTGTGATGCCGTTGTTGTAGACACCGGCCTTCCTCCCGAAATAAATGCACTGGCAGCATTTCTACTTGTGGCAGTGCTCCCAGAGGAAGTCTGCGTCCCTGTCGGTGATTTACCATTGCTTGTGCGGCCGCTGCCACCAGAGGATTTTCCGCCTCCCATGCCTCTAAAACCAGGCGAATTCTTATCAGAACCGTCCCCGCCATCAGAATCATCGCCATTTCCACCGGCAAAGAAATTTTTTACGCCGTTCCACAGGTTCTTAGCCCAGGTGATTTTATCGCCGAACCAGTCAAAGAATCCTTTCAGCCAATCCCAAATTGCCTGTGCGCTTTCTTTCAGCGGCTCCCATGTTTCGCCAAAAGCAGCGCGTCCCAAACCATTCAGAATATCGAGGAAATCTTGCCACAGTTCCTTGCAGCCTGTCAGGAATTGCGTCCAATCACCGGTCTGAAAGCCGGTAATCAAGCCAGCCAGAAGGTCGAATAGGTGTCCGCCCAGTGTGATGATGTCTGCGGTCAGGTCAACCAGTCCTTGCCAAAGGGCTTGCAGAACAACTAAAATCGCACCTTTGTGTTCCTCCCAGAACTGACCCAGCGAATCAAGAGCGTCTCGGCCAAATTGCTTTGCCCCCTCGAAGAACGCACTGATTTTCTCTCTCAATGCGTCAACGTCAACACCCGCCTCGCTCAAGAGTCGCCCAAAGACGCTATCGCCGCCCTGCAGGAAAGTAAAAACATCTTCCAGCACAAGGAACAGTAAGAGCCATTTTGCGGCCGCAAGGGCAGTTTGCAGATTAAATCCTTGCAGGAGTTTCACTGCGCCCACTAGGAAAGACAGAATCTTGCTTCCGTTGGTTGCAAGGAACAGAGCTGCGGCGACCATCGCAATCAGCTTCAACAACTGTTCTACGCCGCCAAGTTTCTCGGAAATGCTTTTCAGCCACGAAGTCAGCCGCTGTGCCTTTCCTATCAGGAAATCGCTTATGGCTTTTATTGATTTGCCAATACTGGTTGTGATGCCAAGCATGTCATCTGCGCCTGCAAGCCAAAGTCCCCACTGATTCCTGACATAAGTAAGAGCGTCCCCGATGCCGAAACCGAGTTCATCAAAGTTCTTTTGAATGTCGCTTTCCGCCGCAAAGAACGCTTCTTTCAGTTGCTTTGCGGAAAGTTTTCCGCTCTCTGCCAGATTTTGGAGTTGCTTTTCGGACACTCCCATTGCAGACGAAATGGCTTTCACCACCTCCGGGGCAGCTGTTTTTAAGTTGGAGAAGCCAGATTTGTCCAGCTTGCCCGAAGACATAGCCTTTTGCAGTACACTCATGGTGTTGTCAAGATTTGCTTCTCTGCCGGAGCCCTTTTCCAGCTTTTCGACAAGCGAAACAAACTTCACAGCATCATCAACCGGGAACAGTTTACTGTTCAACTGCACCAGCTTTGTCACATCTCCGGCCATGGCTCCGTATTCTTCGCGGCAATCCTGAGCCCCTTGCAGAATCTTCTGCTGAATATCCGCTTGATCTCCCATCTCGCGGGTTGCCCCGCGGATGGTATCGTTGATACTGCCAAATTCCTCTGCAAGACTAGCAAGCTTAGTAAAGGAAAAGCCGATGCCGATTGCGCCAAGTGCTTTAGCTGCAAAGCCTTTTACTTCGCTGATAGCGCTTTTTGCGTCATCAACAGAGCTTTTATCGACCTTGAACAGAATTTGATTGACGAACTTTCCGATTACAGTTTCCTTCGCCGCCACTTATGTATCCCCCCTTCTGTCCTCTTGGCTTTTGGCGTACTCAATGTCCCGCTGCATCATAATCAGGTCGTAGAGTTTTAGCATTTCATCCAGATTATAAACATAGGTCAGTTCGTACATCGAAGCCACCCGCTCACGAATCAGGGTATACATAATCCATTCAAGGTTCGTTACTCTGTCGTTGTCGAACTCTCCGTACTGTTCGAGCTGCCCGCCCGGCGCACTTTGATAAGGCCTCCAAAGAGGGTGCTCGCATCTTTGAAAAAACCGCTGAAGTTTAAGCGAATGACCTCAGCACAAAGATTGAGCATTCCGGCGAGGTACTGGCAGAAAATTTCATCAAAATCATCCTCGCCCATGACCTCATAAGTGTTTTTCTCAGGATCCAAAACGCGGATGTTGCTGTGATCCAGCAGGAGCTCACTCACCAGTTTGCTCAATGCGTTGCCATTGATGCGGGCAAGCGCCTTGACCAGCGAGTCTTTGTCCATGTCCATCCCGTCAAACATTTCCATGTTGACAGCATCCTTATCGTCGCTAGCAACCGACACGGTGCCCAGAATCGGCAGGATGATAGATGCAACATCGCCAAAAATGTAGGTGGCATCCTTGGCACCGAATGGACGAACCTTGAACTGGTATTCGCCAACCGTGATGTCGCGCATCTCCATGCGTTTCATTTTCATATCAGGTTTTCTCCTTTCAGTTCTTCGGTTCCATCTTGCCAACAGCCCGCAGCGTCCACTCCTGACTCTGGCCGGTCTTACCGTAAGCGCACGGGGCAGGCTTGGAAACCCATGCCTTGGACGCCGTGAAATCCGGGTTAGAGCCCAGATCCTTGATCTGCATATTGAAAAGGCCGCTGCCCGGGGTCTGCTTGTTATTGTTGTACTGCTTCAGCAGCCAGTTGTTTGTTTTGGAGCCGTACTGCAGGACCAGCTTGATTTCATAACGAGGATCATCCGGAATCGAAATGACCACTTCGCCATCTGCGCCGGCTTCATCCGTTACACCATCGCCCTGCGGAGTAATGGTAATAAAGCCATCCTCCGTAAAACCAGACGCGATGTGAATGCCCATGGTGCACAAAACGTTTTTCGGGGAGTAAACGGTTACATCTCCACGCATTTAGCGGTTCTCCTTTCTCAGTAATTCAGTGTGCCGCCAATTTTCGCGGCGATCAGGGCACCTGCCAGCTGTGCTGTCCATGTCACACCGGTAAGACGGCGGCTCTTACGAGTCGCTGCATCCAAATTGGCCGCACGCGGCACGGTGACGGTATATGCACGAGACGCTTCCCCATCATCGGAAGAAGCATCCTGTACAATGCCGCCGGCACGCACGCCCTCTTCCAGCGCATCGATGACCGCGTTCTGCACCAGCGCAATGCCCTGATCGGTATACGGCACTTTGGGCAAGCCCAGAAGCAGGTTCAGCACCTTGGACTGAATTTCGGTCTTCAGCCAGTCACGGAAACGAATGGTGTCGATCCACTCGCCGCCGCTCACCTTGCCACCTTGCACCATGGCTTTGCTGCCAACAGTTGTGTAATACGAGATATTGCGTGTTTCCAGACTTGCAATATCCGTGGTGGACAGTCCCTGTGCAGACACCATGGAAAGGGACTTAAAGCACCACTGCTCACTGCCCGGGTCATAGGAGAGGAACCGGGAGGCGTAAGCACAGTTCACGCAGTCGTTCTCGGCGGTAGCGTGAATGACCGCAGTGCGAAGCATTGCATCCGATACCGGAGAGGACGAAATGCCGGTTGTCTCGCAGATACACAGCTTTTCATTGGCTTCTGTCCAGTCGGCAATGCTCTGGTAGAAGTCCTCCTTGATGCCCGCCGGGCAGATGCAGTACCAGCCCGGCATACCGATGGCTCTGTCAAGAGTCACATCCACCTTTTCGGTGGAGCCGCTGGACAGCTTCTGCACCGCAATCATTACCGCGGGCGGCTTCGGGGACTGTCCAAACACCTTGCTGGCACCAATGTACACAGGGTCGTCCGCTGCGAATCCGGCGCTCTTGAGGTCCTGCAAGCTCGCATAACCGGCAACATCAGGTGTAACGCGACCGCCAGGGGCTTTAGGCAGAGGGCCGACAATGAGGATGGTGTCATAACCACCATCAATGGACATCGCTTCGGAGATCTGGATATTGACCTCAACGATTTTGTCGATATTCATGTGGTTTCGCTCCTTTACTCATTTCGGATTTCTTTTTTGACTTCGACTTCGTCAAACCATCCGGCTTCCATGTCTGCAACTTTTTTGGATGCTGCACTGGCATGGTCTTCCGAATACTCGCCGTCAATCGGAGCCAAGGCAGCGTACTCCTTAGTACGCTGCACAAAATCCACATAAAAAGAACAGCGCGCCCTCTCTACGCCGGGCGCGCTGTTATGGATCGGTTCAGGTGACCCTTCCGTGCATACCGTGATATTCATGGCGCGCATTTTGTCACCTGCGTATTGGCTATCAAAGAACTGAATAGCTTGTTCAAGGTCGTCCACGACCGTTGACAAGCCAACTTTTTTCACCCCGGCAGCATGCTCCGTCTTGCTCTCGGTGACCAGTTCAGCAGAAAACGGAATGCGCTTGCATTTTTCCTGCCAAAGAATCCCGTTCTTGACGTACTCAAACGCGTTCACCGGCTCGATGCGTTCAAAGTCGAGAACGACATACGGAAGCGGTGGACGAACGGAATTGGGATAGCTGTAAATCACTGTGCAATGAGGGTACAGTTCCACAAACATGAGCCGAACCGCCTCGCGGCACTCAGCTGGTGTCATTGGCAATCTCCCCTTTCTCGCCCTCAACAGCTTCAAACTCTGATATCCAGTGCTTCAGGATGGTGTTTCCCCAGTAGATGGACGACTTGCAGGCGTACCACTGCCCCATGTAAAGCAGACGATCTCCCGTTGTCTGTTTATCCGGTTCCGTAGGAAGAAGCTGGACATCACTATACACAGTCAAAACGCCGGTCGTAGAGCGGCCAGAAGCATCGTCCTGATTGCGGCGCGTTTTGGCCTGCACATCAAGTGGAAGCTGCATATCCGAGTAAGTTGTTTCGGCTGTGCCACTGTCCCAGCTGGTGCCCTTATAGCGGCGCACAGTGTACATCTGCTTAAAGATGTTCATTTCTTTCCTTTCTTGATAACGTACTGACAGTTCTGACGCAAGGCTCCTGTATCAATCAGGGGCTTCGTGGAACTCTTCCCTTTAATATGCACAGGCACCGGGCCTTCCTTGCCATATTCGTTCATCATCCAGCCGCCCTCGATGGTGATGGGCGCGTTGGGTGCCCATTCCTCATCTTTGATTGCATCCTGAATCATGGACTTTGCCTGAGAACCAATCGCATTGGAAACCGCATCAGCTGTTTCCAATGAGGACAAAGCCTGCTGCGAAAACTCTGATAGTTCTTCCGAGTGCTTTTTGATGGTGTCCATAAAGGGACGGGCAGGAATCATCACCGACCCGTCTTTGTGGAGGGTTCCGTAGTGGTTCCAGTAGGCGACCTCGGCCAGCGACGTTTCATCGTCAGCCGCCTTTTGGTCTGCCTGATACCCAACCTCTATGGTCATATTGGACAGTTCGTTCAGGCGCTCCATCGCCGCTCTTCCCTCTGGCGTCAGGTCAAGGCCGATGTCATTGGCTATCGCCATGGGCAGGTCTCCTTATCGAATCATGATAGGCACGATATGCCGGTTCCGAATCGAAATAAACTGCAAGCCGTAGGAAGTAAGCTGGTACTCAGCATCTCCGGTGACCCCGGCGGTGCTGGTGGCAAAGGATATGCTCACGCCACCTTCGGATACGCTGGCAAGACGCCCAGTGTTTGCAATGGTTCCAAGGGAGTTATCGCCATTGCCTGCCATTTTCATAGCATGACACACCAAAAGCGCCACTGCCAGATTATAGTCCGCGCCGAATTTTTTCTGCGAAATAACCGGTGCTTGCAGACCGATCCAGAACGAAATGTCATCGTCCGGCATAGCCTTAAACTCAGCACCCACCATCTTTACAATTTTGGTGATTGCGGCCACATCGACGGCATCCATCAGGATTCAGCCTCTGCGGAAGCATCGGAAGCAGGCTCCTGTTCGGCCTTGGCCTTGCGCGCCTTCTTCTCCTGCACCTCCTGCATCAGCCCCATGCTGATATAAAAGCCAACAGTGTCAGCAAAGGTTTCGCCAACTTCTGCAGTATCGCCCGGCAGCATGGACGCATCGCCGATACAGATGGGCTTCACGGAAATGTTTTTGATCTTCATGGGGTGTTACTCCTTTCTTACAGGCCGTAGACCAGACAGGCGGACAGCGGATAAGGAATCATCATGCCTGCATCGCGGCCCTCGCAGTTGATAATGATTTCCAGATTGCGATCCTGCGGCGCGTGCTGAAGGAAAGCCATGGGAACCTCGTGGGACATCTTGTCCGGGTCTTTGGTGTACAGCAGGCCGATGTTCTTGCCAGTGCTGTTGTAGTCCTTGTTGCCCTTGGACAGTTCGCCAGCAACTTCCCAGTTCTTAATCTGGGGAGTGTGATCCTTGATGTAGGACAGAACGGATTCGCCGGTGCCATCGATGCGGCGCAGGTTCAGGCTGGTGTACAGGTCGTTGGGCATGACCCAGCTGTCCGGGTGCTCCACATTCTGGGTCAGGGTGTCGATGTAGTTCAGGATGCCAGCAATGTCGGCCGCAATCTCGTCTGCGGTCTTGGATGCCCAGTCGGCCTTACCGGCTGCACCGTTCTGCAGGGTATAGATAGGGATATTATTGCCGGAGGACAGAACGCCGATGATGCCCGTCTTCTCGTCGCCGTGCCAAATCAGGTGATTCACCTTGACATCATACACCCGGCGGGCCGCTTCAGCACGCGCAGAGTCCAGAGACTTCATAACGCCCAGAACCGCATTGCGGCGGCAGGCACGCAGTTCCTGCACGTTGTAGCCGTAGCTGTCACCGATGTTGACAATTTCCGCACGATGGGGAGTGCCCTTCACATCGACACGGGGCAGGTCGCTGGCGTAGTTGGCGATAACATCAGCAAAGCCAACCGGCTCATAGCTGTAGTATTCGATATACGCAGCTCCCTCATCGGTTTCGCTGGTCTGAGGGAAGAGCTTCAGGCCGGACAGCTCCGGGAAGTCCTTATCGTACGCCTTGGTCTTGACATGCGCCAGCTGCTTGGCGAAGAAGATGCCTGCATTGTCAGCAGCATCCATGCGAAGAACCGCACCGGGGAACGGGTTCTTATAGGCCTCATTGATAAGAGAAGAACACTTGCCGGACAGGGCAGCGCGATCCTCCTCGCTGTAGCCGTTTGCGGGGTCAAAGGGATTAAACTTAGACATGGGTTATACCTCCTTAGAGCTGCTCTACGAACTGGGCAGGTGCGATGCCGTTCTGTGCCGCACCGATGAAGCGAGCCTTGACAGCCAGATTGGTGCCCTTGGTCGGAGTGAACTTGCCAGCATCATCACCGGCAATCACCAGATATACCGGCTGACCATAGGCAGGTTCCACAGAATCAACCAGCTGCACCCACAGCTTGCCAGACTGACAAACATCCAGAATCTGGCCTTTGTGCAGGAGAACGGCACCATCATCATCCATTTCGGTGTTGGCGCTGTACATTACAACGCCCTCAAACTTATCGACGGTTGCGCCGGTAGCCGGCAGGGTAATATCTTTGCCCGGCTCTGCGCCCTGCACAACGCCGAGACCAAAGAACATCTTGCCATCATCAGCGCCATTCCGGCGAGTGACGGCCTCGTAGTTTGCGCGGTCATAAAGCAGACCGGGAATGCCACGGCTCGGTTCGCCGTAGTTCATCTGTACAGCCATGTTCATAACTTAGTCCTCCTTTTCAGCAGCGTGACGCTGAATCATGCGGCTGCGAGCCGCAGCAGGGTCGTTCTTCTTGCCGGCATCACGGACGGCCGCATTTGCGGAATCCGCATTGAAAATCTGGCGACGCTGGTCCGCCACGCTCTTGCGACCGTTGATTTTCTCCTTGGCGATGTCGAAAGCGGCGTTGATATAGGCACTGCTCTTGCCGTCCAAGCGCATACCCGGGATAACGGCGTGCACGACCTTTTTCTTTGCCTGCATGACCGGCATGGTCTCCATGCCATCAAGATGCAGCTTGTCTCCCAGACGGCACAACTCAACGCGCTGGCTGACCTGCGCCGCAATAGCGCTGGCGCTATCATGGTTCAGCTGGCTGTTGGAACCATCCGGGTTATCATCCTCGTCCTCAGTGGGCTTGGTATCGTCCTCTGCGGCATCAGCGCGGGCATTTGCGGCATCCAGCATGGACAGCAGGGTGTTAATGTCCGCTTTGGCCTGACCGTCCTCCATGGCGTCACGGCGGGCGGTAATCTCTGCCAGTGCATCAGGCTTGGTGGAATCATCCTCACCATCATCCTCGGTGGGCTTTGCAGGCTCACCGCCTGCCGCCGGGTTGTTCTCATCATCAGCAGTAGCGCCGCCGGTTGTTGCCATCAGGTACGCCTTGATTGCTGCCTGAACGCCAACAGGGTCAAGGCCGGGAGTCACAGGGGGACTGCCCGCGCCCTCGCCATCATCTGTGGTAGGCTTCGTAGTGTCCACGGTGGCATCATCGTCCTGAGTGGGGTTGTTCATCTTCTCGTTCTCATCCATAGGGGTCATACCTCCATTGCTATCTTGGCTGTCCATATTCAGGCGGGCATCATCACCGGCGCGAGCGACAGCTACCAGCGCCAGATGATTGACACGGATATGGGTCTGGATTGCGTCATACGGTTCTCCGTTCCATTCTCCGGGTTCCATGATAAGATCCTGATAATACCCAACGGACAGTTCCCGCAGACCGGATGCCTTTACTGCATCCGGGTCGTCAATGACGATTTTTGCGCGGACGGTTTCTCCGTCCTGCTGTCCAGGGGTCAGGATTGTTCCCACTCTCTCTCGGTGGGCATTGTCCTTGTCGATCACCTGCGCATCGTGGGTTATGATGATGGGCTTTCCCTCATAGCTTGCAAGGCTTTCCGGATCAAACACATCTTCCGGTCTACGCAATTCTCGACGCTCCGAGCCATCTTCCAGCGTGTACTTGAAGATACCCGTGCGGGTCAGAATGGGGTTATCATAAAAATATCCCTCGGCGCTGTAATGCTCATCGACAGGCACACTGTCTGTCCGCATTTCGCTCCGAAGGACTAGCGGCGGGGTATTCTGTTTCATTGTTTTTTCTCCTTAAAGGCTACAGAATTCAGCCTATCGAAGTTAAAGACAGGTTTTGCAACACAGCGGCACTGGTAGTCCTCTCCGGGATTGCAATGCCGCCCGCTGTACACTTTGCCGTGTTTTGTCATGTACCACATGGCCGGCGGGTCGTCATAGCGGAATTTCCGGCCGTTAAGTTCACGGTGGCATTCACGCACACGTTCATCGCCTGATGAACTCCAGATATATTCCTCTACCCCAGCGGATTCCTGCCTTGTACGGGTCAGATTCGCGCTCAGAGTGCCCACTTGGTCACGCGCAAGAAGATTTGCTTTCGACTTGGTCACATCAAACCGGCGTTGAATTTCATTGGAAATCGCCGCCGGGGTGCGGCCTTTTGCAAAGCCCTCAATAATGACGTTCTCCATATCATCGAAGCAGTTGCTTTCAATGCTGGTAATGAAGCTGACATTTTGCTCAACCCATCTTTTAAGCATCAGGTCGTATCTTTCGCCGAGAAAGAAATCATCATGGATATCCACTCCCAGCGTGGCGCGCACGCTGCGCTGCCATTCTTTGAGTTGCCGCCGGTCGGTGTAGTCAGCGCACCGGCGAACATCCCGTTCCAACGGATCGGTTTTCAGCCGCCGACTGAGCCGGTCACGCATAATGCGGAACCTGTTCTGGATGCGGCGAACCATGTCGCTGTATCCATCATGTCTGATGCTGTCGGAGCCGGTTTTCTGTTCTTCCGCAACGATAGCCAGAATTTCAGGCATGGATTCTCGCACAATCTTCTGCAGTTCTTTCAACCGCCGATTTTCGATTGCGCGCATCTTGCTTTCTGCCCACTGCGGATACTCCGGCTCGATCTTTGATTTTTTCGTCATTGAAGAGCGCCCGGTCATGCCGGGCCCATTATTCTTCACAGGCATATCCACCTCATTATCTTTCTGGGAACCATCTTCCCTTTGCAGGCATCAAAAAGACCCTGCATCTCCACCTTGATGCAGGGTCTTTGTTCTTATGGCATGCAGCACTTGAATTTTGACCTTTTGCTTACAGCGCGCATCCGTCCAAGCGCGAAGCGGAAGGAACGCGGTTTATGGCTCCGCGCTGGCTCTGTCATGGAACAGGCCAGAACACTTCGCAGCGGTCTGTTGGGAGCAGGGTCAGTGCCCCCTCATGCCATCGAGGTGCCGATTACGGTGTACGGCGGGTGGTGCTGGAGGTGGGGATTGAACCCACAGCCTGACGGTTACAAATCGCCTGCTCTATCCTATTGAGCTACACCAGCGTAAAAGCCGAGGGTACCGGGCTCGAACCGGCGGTCTGGGAGTCAAAGGCCCATGCCTTATCCAACTTGGCCAACCCTCGATATGGAGCAGTCAACGGGGCTTGAACCCGCGGCATCCTGCTTGGAGGGCAGGCGCTCTACCAACTGAGCTATGACTGCAAACAAAAAGAGCCTTTGCGAGGGACGCTTTCACGTCACCTGCAAAGGCTCTCAACGCCAATATTTTAGTCAAACACCTTTTTGCCTTCAGCAAACTTCTTTTTAGCTTCGTTCAGGCTGATGCGGTTATAACCGCCGCGATAATCAGGATCCGCTCTCTGCACGCCATCATTTACCCAGCCGCACACGGGGCATTCCTCAAAATCGTTGTCTTCATCAAAGCTATGCTGCCCACATACCGGGCAGATGATTTTCTCAGTCATCTTCGATTCCTTCCAATTCAAGCTGACGTTTATAGTAATCTTCCCCATCGTCAGGCTTGAACATCGTTCTTACACCCTTCTCTGGGGAACCTTTTGCAAAGTCATTTTTCTTCGCGTCATACCGGCACACAAGGCCATCTTTTGTCTTGTAGCCTTTTATGCCGTTTCCGCACGGGCTTTCCAAAAGTTGAACCGCCCGCTTTTCGTACTGCTCCTTCGTCGTAATGCCATCGGGAGCGTACTCAGCGGCGTGGGTTCTTCCATTCTGCCAGTGGTTGTTCAGCTTCTGCTTGTTGGGGAAACCTTTCACCTTGAAAGTGTTCGCGCCTTTTGCCGAAACTGCGTTAGAATTTATTTTAGCATGACTTTGAGAATCATTCAAGTCTTTTGATGGATTTTCCTCGCTCGATACATCTTTTAATGATGTGGAGCCGCCAGAACTGGAAAATTTTCCATTCTCGTCGCGATTGTGCTTGCTCTCGTCAAAGTCGTCCAGCGTAATGCCCAGCTGCTCAAGGTATTCTTTCACGCTTCTGAGAAACGGTTCAAACACCAGCCCACCGGACACATCCTGTTTCAAAATCTGTTCAGGGGGCATCCATGTAGCCGTGAACATCTCCTTTTGGTCGCACCGAGGAACGCCATCGAAGCCATTGACGAGATAGATCTGAACGGGAAGCACCTCATCCGGCTTGCCCTTGCAGTTACCGAGATAGGTAATGTCCCCTACGTCAATATTGAACTCTTCCTTTGCTTCCCGGCGGAATGCCACACTCGGCGTTTCCCCGGGTTCAATGTGACCGCCGGGGCCGCACCAACCTTGCCCATCGGAACGTTGGCCGCAGAGGATTTTCCCATCGTTCAGGACGAAGCCGGCAACATAACCGCAGTCCCCTTCATCCGTAACCAGGTTACCTGCCGCAGGCGGGTTCTGCGGATTGGTCGGCTGGGGAACGTTAGCCCCACCCAAGCCCCAGTCCTGATTGACATCCGCTTCCGTGATGATGTTTTCAGGATCAAACTGTTCATCCTGCGCCAGAGACCGGCGAACCTCGTCGGTTTCCAAGATGCCAGCGGTAACGTATGCGGAAGCCGTCTGTGCTCTGGCAAGTTGGGCTGCAGCATTCGCCTGATCCTGCGTAGCCTTTTCATCGTCAGACAAGCTCCAAGCGCTCTTGTAGGTAATGGTATACTCTGGCACCTTATCGATTTCACCGTTCCACGCCATTCCGCGAAGAATCAGTTCGACCAGCGTGCGGGTGTTGTCCCGGAGGTCACCGGACTGGATGCCGGACACGGCCTCCTTATAGTTTTCCATATCCCCTTCACCCGTGGCATTTTCGCCAGCCGGGGAGCGTCCAAAGAGCCTTGTCTGCGGAATATGGCTCACAGCGGACAGCATAGCACAGGCATTGTCCAGAATGTCCTTGACTCCCGCCACGGACAGGGATTGAATGCCAACATCCTCGCCATCTGCATCAATGAAGACCATGTTCAGCAGATTACGGGCAAGGTCAAGCATTTCCATGCGCTGAAGAACCGTATCGTCACCGTCTACCGTAGACAGGACGTTTGCGAGGTTCTTCATTTTGTATGTCACCATTGACAGCCGTTCCAGCAGGCGAATGGAGTAGCCCGGACCGATGCAGGCATTGCGAAGTTCTTCGCGGATGCGCATATACTCCGGGATGCCCCATGTGCGGTAGAGATTTGACATCGTGGAGCCTTCGGGGATTTCTCCGTTGTGGAACACTAAGCATCGCGAGGAATGTACTACATAGCTGCCGTACACACTGTTTATCTGATAAAACTCCGGGATGCCAGTTCCGCCCTTACGATAGTCTTCATCTGCCGGATTGTTTTCGTAGCCGTTGATCCACAGCGGAAACACCTCATTCCGTCCGTAAACCAACAGTTCTTCCACGCCATGAACGTCCCGCCAGTTCAGCGGATCCTGAAGAAGTCTTCCATCGTCCACCAACATAACAACAGCAGAGCCGCCAAACAGCCGCGCCCATTTCAGCGCTTTCGCGAGCCTGCTTTGGTAGTGGATAGTCTGCAGATGGTCGTCAAGACGCTTCTGCAAATCCTTATCCTTGACGCCAAGGTCGATACCGTTCTTGGTGGCATCGTCTGCCGGGGCATCAATGATGGTTGAGAATAGTCCGTTTCCTGCATAAAGGTCGGCCAATTCCGCATCCGTCACAGCTGCACCGGTTGCCCACTGGTAATACTCAGTGCTGTCGTGCTGGGTACCATACTTGTTCAGAACGTTGTAATAGCCGTCGAGGCGAAGTTGCGTTTTGATTTTTCCGGGGATAACTCTTTTCACCTTTTTCTCCTTTCCGGCTATCATATCAGACTGCGTACATCAAAGATGCCGCCCTCGTATAGCGCAAGAGCTACCGCATCAGCGCGGTCAGGACTGGTCAGACCGCGCTTTTTCAAGGCATCCTTGCTTTCAAGCTTCAACTTTGCTGGAGCACCACTAAAGATATATTTACGGGTGGTAAGCTGCCCTATCAGGGTTGAATCGTTCGGGATATGCAGGGTGCCCGCCGTGGCCATATCCCGTAGGACCGCCCACATCCACGTTGCGATATCTGCATAGCGCCCGGCGGCTTCCTTGTCCGGCACAGCGCTGGAGAAGTTTACCGGCACGACCATCAGCTTGGTTAGCTTCTGCCGAATCTTTTCTCGGTTGAGTATGTCGGTCACGCCTCCGCCAACGCCGGTGTCATCAATGACCGCGTAAATCAGACCGCGGTACTGCGGATACGCTGCACGCATGGTTTTATATATCGCAATGATATCGTCTGCCGTAGCGTACAGGTCTTGACCATGGCGCGTGACCAGCTTTTGGATATCTCCATCAATGTTCTGTGCAATGGCCGTATCGTCGTTGCCAAAGCGGGCAACGTCACACCCGATGGAGATCCGGGCTGGAGCACAATGTTCCAGAGGTTCAGTATTGACAGCCTTTGTGGCGAGTGCCATCGGAATAAAGACGTCGTCCTCATTCTCCGGGAACTCGCCGTCAACACGGACGCGGACTACATTGCTGTTCTTGCCAAACTTCCGCTCCAAGTCAGCGATATTCTGCTTATTCGTGCGGGGGCTGTCCCTGCTGGACACCTTCATGCAGTAGTAGGACTGTGCGTCCACGGTATGCGAATCGTGGAATGTGCCAGTGTTCTGCGTTGGGTTTCCGCACATCAGCAAACGGTTGTTATCGCCGGAAAGCGTACCCTGTATAGCCTCCATGATGGGGTCAGCCACACCAGATGCTTCGTCAATCACGAAAAACATATTGTCTTCGTGGAAGCCCTGCATATTTTCCGGTTTGGTCGCGGTACGCGCAACAGCGAACCAGCGTTTTTCATGTCCTCTCATGTAAACACGAGTCTTTGTCCACACAAGCATAGCCTGCAAGACAGGGCTGCGTTCCTGCCACTTGGCAATCTCAGCCCAGAGGACGTCATTCAACTGCTGGCGGGTCGGAGCCGTGCACACCACGCGTGGATACGGGAAACAGGACAGAAACCAAAGGACTAGGTTCGCTTCAAAAGCGGTCTTGCCAACGCCCTGTCCTGAGCGGATAGACACCTTGCGATGCCGCGCAATAGCTGTGGCGGCTTCTTTTTGCCACGGATCAGGCTTGAAGCCAGTGACCTCTTTGAAGAACAGGCAAGGGTCTTTACGGTACAGCGGGATCCGCTTGGCAAAGACTTCACGTTGTCTCAGTGCCATCGTCCGCATCCTCCACTTCCGTGTCTGCCTCCTCGACTGCCGCAACCCAATCGTCTACCAACTCATTCTTGCCACTGTTGCTCATTCTGCGCAGGTCGGCAAGCTGTTGTATCACCTTGGACTTCTGGC